GCACCAATAGTTTTATTGAGGCGACCGATAGCACCTTCAACGGCGTCAATCGGTATTCCGATGTCGCTTGCAACTTCCATATATCGAGAAGCATCCTCAATGGCTAAACCCGTTGAGGTCGCAAACTTTTCGGCACCTAACGCCAACTTTTGGAAAGCCTGAACACCTTCCATCGCAAATTTAGCAAAAGCAATACCGCCAGCAACCGCAAAAGATGCGGCGTTAGCGGCTACAGCATCTAAGGCGACTTTGGAACCAGCCTTAAATTTGCCCATGCCACCTTCAGCGCCAGCAACCGCAGTCTTAAAATTACCGAAAGCTGCTTGAGCGGCTTTGATGCCTTTGTCCTCAAGGCTTGTGATGATGGGAATATTGATTGCCATTAGATTTTCACCTTCATCAATTCTTGATTAGCTCGAAACACGACCGCTTTAATTGTGTCATTCATTTCACGCTCAACACTAGCAATCGTCTTCTCGGCGTTCTTCCACATAAACCGTGACGGGTCACCCGGTAGCGAACGGGCAAAAGTTGGGCGCTGATATTTTGGTTCACGCCTAGAAGTAGTGCCACCAGCCTTGCCAGCCATATCCACAATGGCGACAGGTGCGCCCTTAGTAACAATGCGGACGATATTGACAGCCGTTTTGGTGGACGGCCCATTGAGCCCACGGCGCGGTTTGCGCGTGTCAATTTTAATGACTGCGTTCTTACGGTTGGGCCACCCGGTGCGCCCGTTGTGAGCCATTCCAGATAGCGGAGGCGACGAAGGAATTGACTGGTTAATCTCAGACAACATCGGTTTCAAAATGTTGCGGATGTCTTTGTTCAATTCCTTTTTAAGTGAAGGGTTGATTTTGCCAAGATCACGCAAAGTCGAGGCCACACCTTTCACCTGAATTGTCATCGCTTATGTTTCGCTTTCTCGTTTTCCTCAACCAGCAAGCGAACCATCTCATCCACAACCGACGCTGGACACTCCATCAAATCCAATGGACTGATGCCTGTCCTAATTGCCAGCTGCGCTATGAGGTTGACTGCGCGTCCTGCTTGGGTTTCTCTTTTGGGACGAACGTGATGTCCCCTACTTTTTCAACCCACTTGGGGAACAGTTCCACGATTACGCCACTCGAGCGCACCGCGTCCCATGCCAACCAAGCCAAAGCCTTGAATTTCATGTTTTCTAGAAACTGCCCGACGGATAACTGTGGGTGATGATCCTCCCACCTGCACGCCACACCATAAGTAATTGGTGCCTCGTGTGTTTCTCCGTCGAGCATCTCTACTCGTAACGTCATACCAATCATGTCGGGGTCCTTTGGTTGTGTTGGTTAGATCAGGCTACGGCGCGGACCCAAGTGCCACCAGTGCCCGTAACGGTCATGGTGTCAAGGGAGCCGACGGTGCTTGAAATCGGCATAAACGACGAGATCATCATGTTAGAAATCGTATAAATCGGATTGCCGGGTGCAGCGACACCGCTATCTGGTGCCACGATGACGGTGGTGTCACCGTCGCCAACAACATCTGACAAATACTTTTCCACTGAGGTTGCGCCGTACTCAAGAAGCACAGTTGCCGAAACGCTGACCGTTTGAAGGCCAGCGACAAACTTGTGTCCAGTGGCTCCCATGACGGTTGCCTCAAGCGAGTCAAAGCCTGCTTCGAGGGTGATAGATGAACAGTTGAGTGAAATGTTGTTTGCGCCAATGGTGATTTGTCCACTGCCTTGGTAAACGATTGCCATGATGTTTTTCCTTTGTTAGTTAGCGTGTCGCTGTGAGTTTGATAGTGAGGTCGTAACAGGGGAGGTCTTGCGACCCGATCGTTGCGATGGATGGTTGTCCCGAGATGACTGCAATGTCTGACCCGAGAATTTGATCGGCGACGCCGAGTATGTAGTCGCTGGAGTCTTGGTTGCCGGGTGGCGATCCAAGGATTCGAATAGTGATTGTGACGTCACTGACTTTGGATGTTGGGTTTGCACCGTACGATTCAAACGACGGCAACTCAATAAAGACGCTGAGCGGTCGTGCGTTGCGTGGATCGGTAACAGGCTTGAGCCCAAGGGCCGTGAGCGATGCGGAGACCGTGTTGATCGCGTCTGTGAAAATGCCAGCCATGTTAAGCGCACTGCGATCTCTTAACGCCAAGCAACTGGTTGACTCGACCCAAGGTCATCAACGGTGGTCCGCTCATGTCACCAAACGACGCATAACTGTCTCCAGTGGTCCCGCGTTCCCTGTAACAACCAGCAGCATATAAAGTCGTACCGAGCAGTACGGCCGCATCTGGTGCACTGGTCAAATTATCGTGGTATCCAGCGGAGACCCTGCGACGAAAACACCATGAGTTCGCAGCTGCTACACAAGTAGTTAGGAAAGCGGTGTCATTTGCCGTGGCCGACGAGATCCCGAGAAACTCTTGCACTGCTGCGACCGTGGTCCATGTGCAGGACTGGGTCCAAGTTACGGTTCCAGTCGCTGCAGATCGCGAATAGTTATCGAAGTTTGATTTGACAAGTAGTTGATTCGTGATGGTGACTTCATAATCAAAAATGAAATCACCTTCAACACTGACACCAACAAACCCAAAAGTAGGGACAGCCTGAACGATGTAAGTCGCATCAAAATTGTTTCCTACTCCTGCAACGATGATCGTTTGACCGATCGTGATATCGGTTGCCTCGAGAGTCTGGATCACGGCGTAGTCGTCTACACGCTGTGCATGCGTGACGGTGAATACGGCCATGATCCAGTTCCTCTCTTAGTTTTCGTCTATCAGACGAAATCGGCCTTAATGGCAAGTTCTGGGGAAACGACTTTACTTGCCCAGTACCCGCGCACTGCGATCTGCCTGCTGAGTTGTGAGGGCTGTTCCACGGAAATCAGGCCCTTATTCAATTCAAACGATTCAAGGGCACGCGGATCAAGGATGGTCATGCCAGCCGAGGTCAAGTTGCGGTCAACCACAACGCGCAAACCGAAAGCAAACGCACCCTGTGTCGAAGCGACATTGAGTGAACCGTATGCGTTCATTGGGCCCACCTGTGGGAACAACGGACGGTCAGCGGTATCGGACAAACTGCCCATCAACTTCCAGACGTTTGGTGACACAGCGAGGACGGACGGCAAGTTGCCATTCGAGCCAGTCAAGATGTCAGCGGCGGCGGTGTACATCCACTCAACCCAGTAAGCCGGGTCAGCAAGTGATGCGTTTGCAAAGTTGTTGCTGTTGGTGACGCCAGTCTGCAATTCTGAACAAGCAAGCAGGTCGGTGCGGTCCATGTAGACGCGCATCATGTCGTCAAGCAACGGTCCTAGTGCTTCAGGCTGTGACCAGTCAATTGCGGCTTCGCTGATTTCAACATAGCCACCCTGAATTGTCTTGGTGATCTGCACGTCATTGATTTCGAATTGTGACGCGGTAATGGTCGTGTTCTGTGTGGCAGTGCCCACTGAGTTGTGGACGGAGACCACAGGTCTGATAAAAACGGAGCCTCCCTGCGGCATGGGTCGCAACGTGGTTGCATCTACCAACGGGCGTGAACCGACAAACGTGTTCACCACATTTTGAATGATGGGGGTCGGAATCACACCGGGCAAATCAGGCGTGGTCACGTTTGGAGCGGCGGCACGGATGTTTTCGTTAAGTTGTGCAAAATCACTGCCACCGCGTACGAATGCTGAGATGTATTCGCTTACGGACGGCAATTTGAATTCGCGCTTGGCGGTTGCATAGATCGGTTGAGTCGCGATTGCGGCTTCAACGCTTGTTGGTTCTGACATGGTTTCATCCTCCTCGGATGGTGTTGTTGGGGTTGTTTCTGTTGGGATTTCTTCTTCGGGTTCGTCGGCCTGAGCCACGAGGTCGCGTATTTCTGCGCCCGAGAACGCTGGTACGGCGACCAAAGACAATTCGACAAGTGAAGCGCGAGTGACAACGGTGGCTTTAAGTTCTTTGTCGTAATACGACTCCTGAACTTCTGCGCCAACACTGACGGCATCATAGGCACCCGAGCGGATAAGTTCTACGGCATCCGAACTGGCCCTTGTCTTTGCGAACGTTGCCGTGAAGCCAAGTCCCTCATCCATATCGGCAAGAGCGTTAACGGTTCCACGCAACTGCGTTAGATCGTGTCCCTCAATGAGTTTGGCGGCTTTTTGATTGACATCAAAAGCGCCTCGCTCAAACGCGACACGCTGACCGCCTAAAACGGTTGCGGTAACTGGAGCCCACGGGACTGCGATACCAGAGATAGACGCGGGTGCGTCACTATCTGATTTTGCGAAATCCAATGTGGGTAAATCGGCTGTAAGTCGAATCATGCCATTTCCTCTGATCTGCGTTCTTCTGCTGATGGTTCGTAAGCAACTTTTGACAAGTCGTTTTCTTGTAGGTAGTCGTCAACATCAAATTCGACATAACGGCCACGGGGCAGAATGTTGTTCATTGACAATGTTTGTTCAATGCAATCCAAATATTGTTTAGCGCCGAACAAGTACAAGTCTTGTCGTGCGGACTGTGCGTTTTGGTATGTGTAGCCTTGTACGCCGATCCCCAGTAAATAAGCGGGGACGGAAGTCAACCTGCTGAGTTCAAGTGCTTGGAATTGACGACTTTCCACCAATTGTAGGCGATTTGGGTCCGCCGAATATTCCTTGAATGTGACCACGCTATTTAAGGCGCCAATGGCACCTACCTGTCGAGCGTTACGCCAAGCGGCCGCAAGTTCCGAAAGATCCTCAGCCGACATCGGTTCGGATGCGTCGGTCTGCTGAAGCCACCCAGCCGCAATCTCATTGACTGCAAAACGATCAGCGGATTGCTGAAGTTTTAGGGCCGTAGAAATTGCGCGGTTGCCCGTGTATAGCAAACCTTGCGACGGTGCCAAGAACTGGATGACGTCATCAGTGTTTAACTGGATGCCATTAAACATGATGTCGTTAGACGGTCCGAAACGCTGGGCGGTCTGCTGGTCGCCCAGACTGACCATTGCGGCGGGTAGCCATTCAAACGAAAGCGGACGGCCAGTAGCGGACGACCGTGAGGTGACATACCAAAAGCCCTGCCCCCACAAAATAAGGTCTGTTACCAACTGAGAGAAAATAAAGTTTCGAGTCACGCGAGGATCGGGCTGATCCATCCACGATTCGTTTTCTAAATAGATTTCTTCATAATCTTCACCCGTCCACTGGGTGGTGTAGTGCTTAAGTTCCAAGCAGCCGACCATTGACGCGATCATCTGAATTGAACGCGAAATGGTCGGCACAGACAAAGCGAGTCGTTGCAACTCCCCGACAGAGTACGCGTAAAAATCGCCGATCTGCGCGGCTGAACCAGCCGCGGCCTGAACGGGAGCAGACGCAAACGCGGGGGTCGCATTAACTTTCTTGCTACCGAAAAGAGCCATCACTAGCGAGTCTCTCACATATTTTGTTCTGTGTTAAGTACCCTCAGCCAAAAGCGAAAGCGGCACGCGACGACCGTACTGGTTTGGAAGCAAGCATGATTCCCCACACTGCGCAACGCGCCAACTCGATCGGTCCGGGTGACTTTTGCGAACTGAGAACTATGGACCCGCCCGTTTTGACGGCGACGCTTCGGGCAAAATGTTCGGCCAGTGCAATGTCGCCAGTGTGGTGGACGCGATCCTCAATAATCATTGAGCGACAAGCCGCAGTCCATTTGAGCAGTTCGGCATATCCGACGATTTGCATTCGACGTCGCAGGTCTGGGGGGCAGTGAATTTCTAGTGATGGGGTGACCGCAAGTTTGACGGTTTGGTCGTGCATAATCCGCACAACTTCCTCCCACATTTGTGCAGCTGATTCCACGACGAAGGCGACCGAGACAATGACGCGCCCGTCATCAAAAGCGGTTGAGATTCCGACATAGCGCGAGTCATCAACTGATGAGTCAATGGTGAGCCACTGGGTCGGTGGTGCTGGTCGGTCGGATTTGCGGTCGTTCCACAGGTTGATCGGCAAATAAGAATTGGTGGAATCCACCCACAGATTCAAGTGGCCTCGAATGAACGCTTGACGGTTCGGAGAGTCAAACGCCAACTCTAAAGCCTTGGCCGTGATCGTCGTTCCGAGCGCAGGGTTACTCCAGCCCCAATATGACCGATCTTCTAAACTTACCCCGGGTGGCAATGACCACTCAGCGAAATAGAGCGCAGTCGGTTGGCCCGAGTCAATCGCCGCGATGCCTTGCTCTCGAAGTTGCAACAACACTGTTGATCCTTGATCGCCAGCAGTTGAGAACATCATCATCATCGGATTCTTGACCGCAATCTGCGACGGCCTCAAAGCCGTAAACACAACATCGGGTCCAATGTCCCAAACCTCATCCACCAACAGAACCGACGCAGTCAACCCGTGAGCGTGAGCGGACGCCGCAACAACCGAAATAGATGAGCCGTCAGGAAAATTGATTCGCTCGTCACCGTTCTGCCAACGAACCTTGCAATCAAAGTTTTCAAGGTCGCGGACAACATCCCGAAACAAGGCCATGCTTCGACGCTTCTGGTTAGCGACAATGACAATCGTCTGAGGCTCACGCCGAGCGGCCGCATACTCGGTAGCCATAAACCCAGCAACCGCACGCATTACCAAACTCTTACCGTTCTGACGTGCCGTAGAGATACACGCCTCACGAAACACAAAGTCGCCGTCAGCATCCACAGTCAAAGCGTCGTTCACGATCCGCTGTTGCCAGTCCATCAAATCAATATTGAGAACGCGCTTAGCCCACAAGGTCAGGGCAGGACCAAACGAATCACCCGGTGGAACAGGCGTGACCAACCGTGGCTCGATCCGACCAGATATCGCTGAACCACCGCTGGTTCGGGCTGGTTCAGACTGGTTCCTGCTAGTTGAGGGGATTTTAAGGTGGGGGCTCGGGATGGTCTGTTTGTCTGAAAAAGAAATTTGGTTGCGTTTTTGAATTCGTTGTGCAGTTTTCTTGTTGACGTATATGGCTCCGCGTCTGGCATTGCAACTGGCGCAAGATCCAACTATTCCTGATCTGTCGTATGGGTCGCCCCCGGCTGCTAACTCGACAACGTGATCGGCTTGGCTACTGGGTTTCTTTCGGCACCAGTGGCAGATGGGTTCTTCTGCGAGGACTTGGGCCCGTAGTTGTTTCCATCGTTTGGTGTTGTAGATCGGGTTGTTGGATGGCATGTCAAGAGCATAGGGCAAGGTCAAGGGATACTGACGCCCAAGCGGAAGGGCACCGCTCGGTTGTCGTCGTTTGTCATGGGTTACGCGTGTGGTTTGTGTCCCCCACTATTTAGGGCAAGTAGCCCATGGGAGCCTGTCTAGTTTTGTTCGGTGGACAACCATTCGCAATGTACGTTTGAACGCTGATCGCTCACAATGCGTGAGCGCCTACCCTCGTTGCCGAGTGTTCCCAGAGTAAGGCTCAGACTCTTACAAGGGCTATTGAGCGCCTCTGTGCGCTCTGATGGTGTCAGTTGTGATGGGACGCTAGACGCGCTCAACCAGTCAGGTCAAGCAGGGTCAACTGTTCAGGACGGTTCTGTCTGTAACGGTTCTGTTTATAACCCGTTAACACACCGCTTTTTCGTTGAGCGTGTGTCCTAACCCGATGACAATTAGCGCAAACCAAATCACATTTATTCATTTCAAATAGCAATTGTTCAATGGTCCACTGGTGCAACCTTTGACTAATGGCTTTGGTTTTATGATCAGGATTACGATGGTCAAAGTCAAATACAAAGGTGTTATTGCGTTCTACTTTTTTGTCACAATCCATGCACGCAATCCGAGCGACCTTTTGGTTAATTAGCCATTGCTTGCGATCCTCTTTCCTGACAGAGGGAGCCTGACGAGGAGCTCGTGGGCGTGACCCATTCCTTGCGCGACTCCAAGCAGCGTTTGCTTCTTTGCACATTTGACACGTTTCGCCACGTCTTAAATGGTAATTGTATTTTGCCTTTGTTCCGCAAATTGCTTTTGTGCCGGGCAAACGGCCTGATCCTTGACCGCCCATCACTCAGGTCCCCATGCCAAGCGTTG